TTGTGAGTGCAATTGTTGCCCTTGCTAAACATATAGACTGATTCATAGCCAGTCGATTTATTTAAAATATTTTGTAGGAGCTGTGGCCCTTTATTTGGAGCCACAGCTTTTTTTTTGTATATTGTGGTGTTAAAATTATATTAAAAAATGAGTAAAAACGTAGTAATTATTGGTGCAGGAGTAGCAGGAGTAAATGCGGCTACTAAATTGGTCGATAATAATTTTGATGGACAAATCACTATTATTGATATGGGTAAAGATCCATATTTAAGACCTTATGAGGAAGTAATGACTGGGTATCTGGGTGCAGGTGGTTGGTCTGATGGTAAATTAACTTATTCAACTCAAATTGGTGGACAATTATCTAAATATGTAGGTGATGAAAAAGCAATGGAGTTAATGAAACAAGTTGTAGATAACTTTACTAGGTTTCACCCTCATCCTGAACAAATAGTACTATCATCACCTGAAGAAGAACCTGAATTTATTAAACCATATTTTGGTTTAAGATTATTTCCATGTTGGCACATTGGTACTGATTATTTACACGAAATTGGTAAAAGTTGGTATGATTACTTAGTTGAAAAAGGTGTAGAATTTCACTGGGAAACTAAAGTTAGTGATATTGATTTTAATGATAAATTAATTAGTGCTAAAAATGATTTAGGTGAATTATGGTTAAATTATGATAGATTAATATTTGGTGTAGGTAAATCAGGTATTGATTTCACATCTGAAATAATGCAAAAATATAATTTACCAACAGAAGAAAAACCAGCTCAAGTAGGTGTTAGATTTGAAGCACCACAAAAACACTTTCAAAAATTAATTGATATAGCTTATGATTTTAAATTGTATAGAAAGATGGATAATGTTAGTTTAAGATCATTCTGTACAAATAATAATGCTGCATATGTAGCAGTAGAGGAAACTTATGGTGATCACAGTTATAATGGTCACGCTAAAAAAGATGAGTCATTTAGAAATGATATGACTAATTTTGGTATATTGATGGAAATTAGAGGTATAGATAAACCATTTGAATGGGCTAGAGATTTAGTAGGTAAAGTCCAAGAAAACAGCACAGGTTTATTTTATAGCCCCACTAGAGAACCCTCTATTACATCAGAAGGAGTAGATGTATCAGCAACTAAAATAGAAAATTTAGATGTTGTTAGAGATGCATTTAAAGGATATTTTAAATACATTGATGATTTTATCAATGATATGAAATTAGTATTTCCTACATTGAAAGATGATTGGGGAATCTATGTACCTGAGGTAAAATACCTAGCTCCTGAACCACTGGTTGATTATTCTGATTTATCATTAACTAAATTCCCTGATGTACACTTTGTTGGTGATGCGTTGTCAGCAAGGGGAATATCAGTATCAGGGGCTCATGGTACACTAGTTGCTGAAAAAATCTTGGAAAAGTAAAATAAATTACGTATATTATGGATATGGAAAAAAAGTATGAAGACTGGCCTAGTAGTAAAAGGTTAAAAAAAACAGATGGAACAATAGCATACATTTGGGATAATAAATACCATAATTGGGAAGGTCCAGCATTAATACCAGAAGGTAATGAAAAGAAAGCTGAGTATTATTTGTATGGAATTAAATATAGTAAAAGTGAATTTAAAGAAGTAGTTAGAAATAGAACAGGATTACCTTGGTATAAACAACCTGCTCCAAAAGGAACTACACATAGAAATTAGTATGAAAATAGGTTTATGTGGTACAATGAGTGTAGGTAAAACTACATTAGTTAAAGCGTTAAAAGAATTACCTGAATTTAAAGATTATAAATTTGCTACTGAACGTAGTAAATATTTAAATGATTTAGGTATTCCATTAAATACAGATTCAACATTAAAAGGTCAAACAGTATTTTTAGCAGAAAGATGTGCTGAATTAATGAATGATAATATAATTACTGATAGAACAATATTTGATGTTATGGCTTTTACTATGAATGCTAAATCAATAGGTTATCAAGATAAAGAAATATTTGAAGATTATGCTAAAGAATTTATTAGGGATTATGATTATATTTTTTATATATCTCCTGATGGTATTCCTATTGAAGATAATGGAGTAAGAGAAACAGATGAATACTATAGAGATGTTATTGACTTTTCAATTGTAACATTAATTAAAAAATATGGCCATATGGTTAATAATATTGAAACAATTAAAGGTAGTACAGAGGAACGAATTAAACAAATATTAAACGTTGTAAACTCTTAACATATTTATAATAAAATATAGAATAATGAAAAAATCTGAATTAAAATCGTATATTAAAGAAAGCATTATTGATATCCTTAGTGAACAGGAGGAAGAAAGAGTTAATCCTGAAGATGTTAAAAATCAACAAAATTATAATAAAGAATTGAAAAAAACAGTAGATCTTCAAAAACAATTAACTAAAGAAGAAGATGATGATGATACTGATGCTGTTAAAGGTGCTATGGGTGCAAGAGGTAAATTTAAAAAATTAGATGTTGCTCTTAAAGCTCTTAAATCTCTTGAAACTGAAATGAAATCATTAGCTAGAAACTATAGTAAAGCTGATGAAGTAGAAAAAGAAAAAATAAAAAACATTTTAAGAGAAAAGACTCCACAGAAAAAAGAATTGGAGCAATTGGTTGCTAAGTTAGAAAAAGATGTCATCTAAAGAAAGAATTTTTTATATTGCTAAGATATTTATATTAATATCAATTATAGTTTGGTTTTTATTTGATAAAGATGAACCTTATGTTAATCAATATCAAGACCAAATTAATGCTCTTAATTCAAAAATTGATTCTCTTCATACTGCTAATGATGATCTTGTTTATAAAATAGACACATTAAATGGCCAAATTTTAACTTTAGATAAAGAAATTAATAAACAAGATAAACAAATTTTCACACTTAAAAAGAAAACAAATGAACAAATTAATCGTGTTGATCTTTTTAATGATGATGAGCTTGAAAGGTTTTTCACAGAACGCTATAGATACTACATCGATTCAACTGAAAAAGCCGATAGCACGTCTAGTAATTAAAGATCTAATAAAGGGTGATGGTGCTAATGAAGAATTAGCATTAAATATGCAAAAAATAAGTTTATTAGAGAATAAAATTTCTCTAAAAGATAGTGTTATATTATCATTAGAAAGTCAAGTAGGTAATTTTGATTACATAATATTAACCAAAACAGAACAATTAGCAATATCTCAGGAATTATCTAAAAGATTAGAAAAAGACCTTAAAAAACAAAAATTCAAAACTAAACTAATGGGTGGAGCAGGTATATTAATAGCTGTAGCCGCTGCTGTATTAGTTAACTAAATGGCTGGAGATTTAAAAAAAGTAATAAGATCAGAATACATCAAATGTGCTAAGGATCCAGTACATTTTATGCGTAAATACTGCTTTATTCAGCATCCACAAAGGGGTCGTATACAATTTAATTTATATCCATTCCAAGATAAAGTACTAACGTTATGGAGAGACAATCCTTATTCTATAGTACTAAAATCTAGACAGTTAGG